GGGACTGTTAATCCAGCGCGTATGCCATAGGCTACTGGACCCAAAGTGGATAATTAGTGCAATTCCGTGTGGCTATCGAACGTACACATTTGTGTGCAAGTAGTTAATACTAGGGTAAAGCGGGAATGTGGCTTCGGCCAAACTGAGTCGGTGTCGACAGTAATATTACACCGCAGTGGAGTCTGACTCTCCCCATTGCAAGTCGTGGTTATGACAAGGCTCTTTTCTAAAAATCCTTATCATGGTCACAACTTACAATATTCCGAACAACAGCGTCCTGGAGTACGAGTCCACCCAAACTCGTACATCCTCCAAGCCATGGTGGAAACGAACAGTAGCTGAAAATCGCGTGGTGTTATCGAACGCGCGTCACCAGGTGTGGTTGATCCTCACTTGCGCTAAACATTGTCCTGATGGTGGGGAGGAGGTTTCTCACATCATTGATCAAGTTGTTGAGTGCGATGTGGAGGACCTGGCGAAAGAGATTGAGCTTGCTAATAGCGAAATGGCGCTAATGCGGCAACCCGTCTACTCCAGTGATCAGATCGCTGAGAGCTTGATGGAAACGGACGTGTCTGCGCGTGAATCTGCGGGCATGTTTAGGGAGGATTTCGATATTCGGGTCGTGTCCTCGGTTGTGCCTCTTGTACGTTCCACAGAGTTGGTGGCGTACTTGAGATATGTTGATGAGCGGATCTCTGAACAGGCGAGCATGGAGAGTCTAGGCCTCACACCTGATGTACTCAGGGAGTGGGGAAGATCTCGTGATGCCAATTATGAGGCCGACAATGATGTGTCGATTGTCGAGTTGGAAGAGGAGGAGCGGCTGTACCGCGAGCGCCGCGCCACCACCTACCAGTTGACAACGCTTCCAGATGGTTCCATGGCCATCATGAATGCACCATACACGGAACCGCTTCCCCTGCTTGGTAGGCCGGGTGAGTTGGAGTTCTTGCCGTCTTGGACGAGGGAAGAACATTCCGCGAAGTATGCCGATGTGAGCAATCGGAATGTGGCGAGGAGAGTCATCTTTGCCACTGTTGTGTCGGCGCTTGTGCAAGATGCGCGGGCGCGCTGGGGTCTGCTTGTGGACACGCAGGCCAACAGATTAATGGTGGGGCACCACATGCGCAAGCAATGTCGCAATAACGACATGCGTGTGAGTGCTGTCGACGTGAACGTGGCGTTTGCCCTCAATTCGTTTTTCGTGCCTCAAGCTCATGATGTCTTGGCAAGATATCAGGGAGAGAGCAAGGCAGCAAACGAGAGATGGAGGGTATATGATACCGTCGGCATGTCAGTCTTCAGCGGGCTTTGGTTCCGCAGTAGACGGGCATCTGCCCCAGTTGTCTGAGGCTGCCTAGTGCGCGTACGGGGAGAGTGTAGTGTTTCATAACTCACACATCCCAACCTGATCGTACGCCGCACTGGGGAGTTTGTGCCCCCAAGGAAGTGGTTCCAATTAACTGGACTTGGCCAGCGCCACACCCTTGGAGTGCATAATCCGACAATTGATGTCCTTGCGCGAGCCCTGTTGGAGCGCGCTTTTATGTGTGAAGTTGAGTCTAATGTATTTGTGCCTCCACTTGGTAGTTCTACTGCCGAGTGGAGAGAGATGGATGTTTTTGTAAAGAAGTTAGATCGATGTAATGGCCGTCATTTGCATCCTGTCACAGCTGAGCAGTTTGTTGACATGTACCATGGGCCAAAACGCACTATTTATGAGGCGGCACGGCTGGATCTCATCCGTGAGCCGCGACTACTTTCACGGGATAGTAGAAGCGATGTCTTTGCAAAGTTTGAGAAGGCAGACCTCAATAAGGCCCCGCGGTGCATCCAACCGCGGTCGCCGAGATATAATGTACTCGTTGGAAAGTACATCAAACCTGTGGAACACCGCATATATCGTAGTATCGCAAAGGTGTTTAATGTTGAGTTCGGTGGTGATCAGCCTACGGTCATCAAGGGTTACAATGTTGAGCGTGTAGCTGACATTTTGCGTAACAAGTGGGAGCGGTTTGCAGACCCCATTTGCATTGGCTTGGATGCCAAAAAATTCGAATGCATGTCTCTGTCCCAGCCCTTCGGATGGAGCACTCGGTGTACCTAAACATGTACCGTAATGATCCCAAGTTAAAGAAACTGCTGTCCTACCAGATTAATAACTCTGGTAGAGGAAGGTGCGCTGATGGCGACCTGAAATTCAAGATCGATGGAATTCGGTTTAGTGGTGATATGAATACAGCTTTGGGAAATTGCACAATTATGTGCGCATGTATATGGACGTGGGCGAAGAAGGTGGGGGTCACGATTGAGCTCTCCAACAATGGCGACGATTGTGTCGTGTTTATGGAACGTGTGGATGAAGTGCGTTTTCGTGTTGGTTTGAGTGAGTGGTTTGCCACCAAGGGGTTTAGGATGGATGTGGAACCTACCGTCGATGTGTTTGAGAGCGTCGAGTTCTGCCAATCTAAACCTGTCTACAATGGCAAGGAGTATGTTATGTGTAGAAGTTTACCAACTGTTTTGGTCAAAGATAGTATGTGTTTGGTTCAGATTGAGAATGTTAAATGTTTCAAGTTGTGGACCGCAGCAGTTGGTATGTGTGGGGGTAGTTTGTCTACCGGAGTTCCTGTGATGCAATCCTTTTATCGCGCTTACCGGCGGGCTGGCCGGGGCGCTAAACCCTCGAAAGGGTATATTGCAAGCATCTACAAGAACACGGGGCAATTTGAGCGTATGGGTAAGCTCAGCTACGGTGTAAGAGAGATAGAGGCTAGGGCGAGGCTTAGCTTCTGGATAGCGCACGGCATAACTCCAGATGTCCAAGAGGAGTTAGAGAGATACTACGACGGATACGAAATTTCCGGAGTGGTGTCAGAAGAAATGTCAGGCGTGCAGATTCAAAATACGACATACATTGAGTTCCC